TTCCATCTCCATTTGCGGTGGCCTCGGATTCGTGCAAATCGTTACCGCTATAAACAGTAGAGTCGTTTAAATCAAAATGGTTCTCCTGTGCAGCGGAACATGTTGGACACGTTACTTTGGTTACATAGTCTTGGCCATATCCTGACACGCGCGCGGATATCAAAATTGCATTACGATCACCAACCAGAAGTGTGCTGGGGTCAATAGCCTTGTTGACTATAATACTCGAAATAAGCCTTTCCAGGGCTATACCCTTCTTTAAAAGTGCGCGTGAGGTAAGAAGATCTTCTTCCTTGGCTGTCATCTGTTTAACTTCAATCGTGTCTTGATTGTGTAAAGGGTGGCCCTCTGAATAGAAGCGACCTTTAGATGGTAGTTCAACGAACTCAGTTGGCACAACAAAGGAAAACGAATTATCGCTCTGAGCCTGTTGTGTTAATACTTGAGGAGGGGGTCCGTTGTTCTCTGGCGCTGGCGGAGCCATTCCCGTCCTGTTTTTATTTCTAGACAATATACACCTCTTTTGCTAAGTTGTCCTTATGTTAATAGTTTGTTTTAAAGTCTCAAACACCAAAGAATTCTTTCTTGCCGGTGCCGGATGCAGCCACTGATATACCAGCTGTCTCAACTCTCGCCCAATCATACTTAAGAGTGACTGACATCTCTGTGAGATCATCGCCACCATACTCTAGATCACCATATTTGACTTCTGTAATAAATGCGTTCCAAAGAGTCCACTTTTCAAGCTCGCCACCATTGGCATCGAGTTGGGTAATTATTACAGAACCCAAAGCAGAGGTAGCCTTAGCTTTTGACATTGTAGAAAGAGCAGTTGTATCTGCTGGGGGAGCATAACCACCCTGAACGATGATGTCCGAGAATGTAGCTGCCATATCAGGATCCACTGGGTCAACAAGGGTAAGTGATACGTCTTGCCAAGTTACGGATCCTGGGTAGTAGAACGTATGGTTAAGATACTTGTGTTCTGATGCCGCAATCTGAAACGATGGCTTGCTAACTGTTTTAGCATACCAGAGAACTGCTCCTCCGATAGCCGCAGAGACTCCTTGGAACTCTACGGTAAATCTAAATTTTCTCTTTGGATCATTAAGAGTGGGGTCTTCCCCGAAGTTTGTTGACCAGAATGGCATTTTTAGTTACTCCTTGTAAATCTATATTTAAATAGTGTGCGAGGGGAAAATCCCCCCACTTATCTTAGTCATCGAATGATGCGCCGGTTGATGCAATCACGAAGTCAATCGCGATGTACTCGATAGCTCTTGCAGGCTTAATCATGATCTTGGCATACAAGATGTTCTGATCGATCAGGTCTGGGGTTGTTGTACTTTCATCGAGAATCAGTTTGTAATCAGTGATACCAAACTGAACCTTGACGTTAGCAAGGAATGGTTCAATGAGAGACTTAAATCTGTTCCAAGTTGCTTGGACATTTTGCTCAAAAAGAACCTGAGTCGACAGAATAGAGATCTGCTTCTTCATGTAGATAACCAATCTGCGGACATTAATTCTGTCAAGTGCTGATTGGCGTTCTTGGAGGGTTTTCTGACCAAACACCACGATTCCGCTAGACGGGAAAGAGGCGATTGGATTAATACGGGACTCGTAAAGAGTGTCACGTTCCTTAGATGTGAGTCTCTCGGTAATTCCAGTAACTGGGATACCCGCAGCGCCATCGGAAAGTCCGCCGCGGTTAAACCCTGCTGGAGCAAACCAAACATCGGACTTGGCTTGCGAACTAGCAAGGACACCCATCATAGCGACAGATGGCGGAATCCACAGAAGTTGACCGGATGTTTGGTCTCTCGTCTGGACCCATGGGTAGAATGTACAACCATAGCTCGAATCGAGTCGGCGATCTCTAAGTGCTTCGGCAGCTGCATTTGGGGTCGTTCCAATTCTATCTTTCTTGCTGCTGTTGTAAGCTTCGGAGGCTGGTATATAAACATTAGCTAAGTCGATAAGAGCCATTGCGTCAGCGCGGTTTTCACACACGTCAATCATATGAGTTGTAAGAGCGTCAACAGTGAGGCCCGGAGAAACAAGCATGTTCATATCGAGAGATTCTGGATCAGCAACCGAGTCTATAGCTTGTCTATAGGTGTTATATGTATAACTGTTGAGTTCAGTTGCGCTAGTACCGATGCCGGCATTGTAAAGCGGATCTGGGTAGTGTATATCCCATCCATCGAATCCACCCCAGAATGGTGCAGTAAATCTGTCATACCCTGCATCAAGTAGAGTCTTATAGTTTTGGCCGGATTTTCCGGTAACACTATATTCATCATTTCTTGAGCCGGATGCATAGAAGTATCCACCGTCAGAACTATGTTCGGCGACGTCATCCAAAGTGAAGATATAACCAAAGGGATCTACACCATTGATACTCGCGCCGTTTGTTGGATCATCAGGGAAACTAGAATACATAAGTCTGTGGAAGTCTCGTAAACTCTGTTCTGGGCGTGTTGCGGAGGCTTCTCTAGTTGATGCCATTCCGAAATATGCATTTGTTGGATCAGCAAGGCCGCCATCAGATGCAGAGTGCCGTAAGCGAACAGTCGGGAACGCCATCGTTCCGTAAACTTCTGGATTATCGGTTGCAAGCACCAAGCTGCCTGTTAGGGCGTTCGTGCCGTGGCGGTCTGAAAGAACAGAACCGGAGAACAGTCCATTGTTTCCTTGGATATACGTTGTTAAGTCCGAGGACATAACACCGATCGTTGATTGTGGACCAGCACCCTTAAGATCTTTGAATTTGGGAGGTGAATAGTATCCGAACGGTAGAAGTAGTGGGTCTGTACCGCCCGCTTCTACAGTTGAATCCATTGCCACATAAATAAATTTCGACTTGTTGTCGTATTCACCATAAGTTTTAAGCATGCGATTGGTAGAATCCCACTCAACATATTTGTCGCCAATTCTTCTTGCGACAAAGTTAGGTGAAGTTGGGTCAAGTGTAAGATTGTCGTATCGTTCAACAACTTGAACCTTGTTATCAGTGTCACCCAACATGCGTAAAACAAGCGAGAAAGTTCCATAATCTGTTGTCGTGGTGTTAGATTGGCGAATTTTCTCGATAGAGACTTTGAGGTTTTCGGATAGCCATTGGCCATGGCCGCGGCCCTTAAGTCTGAAAAGCTTTTGTGCTGAATCTGGTGTATATGTACTTGCGGCGCCCAAATCCTGACCAACGAACCAACCAGCGACTGCCTCGCGTGAGGACTGCTGCTGAAGGTTTGCGGGACCCTGATTACGTGAAGAACCGCTAGCAATCGGAAGAATAACACCGAAGGCCTTAGCGCCTACAAGGTTAGCACCACCACCGACAAAAGTGTCAGCGGCTGCTCCACCGGTAAATACACCGTCAGAAGCTGCGGCTGCAGCACCAACAGTTACATTATCCAAATTAGAAGTTATTGTTGTGTTTCCTGCTACACCAGCAGTATCTTGAGTTATTGTAACGTTAAAAACTCCCGTGCTAGGTTCAGTTACTGCTGATACTGTCACCAAGTCTTTTATTGTGCTAAGTTCAATTGCAGCTTTAAAGTGATCTGCGCCATTATAGGATCCTAGACGTCCGAATTGTGTAGCAGTTTCTTCTGCGGCGCTGGCGCATGTAAGTGTTGCGCTTGTTCCGTTAGTTGCAAGGATGGTTATCGCCTTAGCTGCAGTAGGTGCATTAGTAAAACTAATCACAACAGAGGCGGCGGTAGTGGACTTACTGACCGGGGCAGATCTAAGTGTCTGCTCGAATGTTTCTCCAAGCCAATAATTTCTGGCAGAGGTTGATGGGTAGAATGCGCCAGCATCTGTTGTTAACTGCGGATTGGTGTTGAGGGTCTTGCGAATGAAGTTCTCTTTTGAATCATCGAAAGAAACACTGTTTTTCTCGATACCATAAAGTGAGCTTGAGACAGTGATTGTCCAATCATAGGTAGAGGAATCGTTAGCAATAAGTTTTCCTACGCCCTCGCCCTTTTGCTGAGCGACGGTTGTACCGTAATACATTGTACCGGAGAGCATAACCGAGCCTGAATTTTCAACATAAAACACGGCTGCAAGCGAGCCAGTGCCGGCTTGACCTGCAAGAGCATCATTTGATGAAGATGGGAAAATCCATAATCCATAGGCTCCGCCTTGCTCATTTGCGTTCTTTCTCTTATCAGCAGCGCCAGACATTGGCTCATCACCAGTCTTCCAGCCGGCATATCCTGAAGTGGCAGCAGTGTTCTGCTGACCGAGAAGTCGGATGAAAGTTAGCGGTGCAACATTTGCGTTTAAGAATGCCTTGGCCGCGTACGTACTGTACATTGGCGATTGCTTATTCCCATATCTGGAGATATCTCCTCCGCCGTTACCCGGTACTGTTTCACCGAACATCTCCACAAATTGTGAATACGACTCTACTTTTACAGGAGTCATCGCGAGACCGCGAGTGGACCGGCCGATTACGACAGGACCGATTGCATCTGCTGACTTTGGAATGAACGAATTATCAATTTCATTGATAAACACACCCGGAGATACAAATTTAAAACTTTTTACTGACATGTGAATTGCCCCTCTTTATAAAAACTTGGTAATTGATGCCTCAATCATAATTTAAATAGTATTTTGCTTTTCTAAAGGATAGACTACTTTTAATAAAAAGAACTTTTCAGTTCCTGAACTAGTCTTCGAAGATTGTTGTTAAGCCTGACGGCGCTTCTGTTTCCCTTGGAAACTGATATTCTACGACGTTTTCATCAATTCTGGCAATCGGTCGATCTTGGTTCTCACCATCACCAACAAGATACCCCAACACATTAATTGTTATTTCTGTTGAATATAATCTCGAATCTTCGCCCATTGAAGCCGCATTATTGGTCTGATTAAAGCTGGATTGTATAAAACCTTCGTAAATGTGACCTTTTCTCTTCATGGTGAAGGCGTTTATTTGACCGGTTCTTGTAATAAACGGAGTAGTCAATTCATTAATCTGTTGTTGGTATTGAGTTTTGATAGATACCTTGTACTCTACATCTACGTAAATAGGGATAGTTATGGAGACAGTCTGTATTACAATCTTTTTGTTAGTTCTTTTGGTATATCTTTGGCGAGACGCGGAAGTGTTGGTTCTGGTGCCATCAGTTACGGCGAAGTTTCTGGTCTTATCTGGGACTATTCTTTTAGCTATAACGAGTCGACCGGGTCGACCATTTTTCTTGTCGGAGTATAAGTGCGCCTGAAAAGATCCTTTTTTAGCCGGATCTTTAGATATGCTTGTTCTCTCTATACTGATTAAAGGCAGTTTTAAGGCGCCAGCATCGTCGCGGAGTTCTTTATCGTTCTTTACTTGATACGCTCTCTCTGGTGCTTGCCATAAAACAGGTACCTCTCTGAATCCTTCGTTGGTTGTTGTACTTAACGACAGATCTTCCTTAAGCCATGACACGATTGCATAATCAATATCCTCAATTGTGGACGACAGCATTCCCACCTCTTTCAAGGTAAGCTTGCCTTTGCCTTCCGGCAACATTGCAAAATCAAAGTTATCAGGTAGCATCAAAAAGTCCCTTTCTTGCTCTGCGGCATCTTGCCGTCAACTCAAAATCATAATCAACCTGACCAAAGAGCTTTTTCTCCTCGGAAAGTTTAACGATCTCGTAATAAT